TGTGATCAGATAATCTGCGATTGTATCTTTACCGCTACCTATGAATCCTGCAACTCCAACAATCATATATTGGTCCTTATCTCATGAACTAGTATTATAACACTAGTGTAGAGAAAAGCAAATATGCAGTTTGACCTAATTAGCCCTGAATCCAAGTTAATGGCTGACTGTAATCGACATAACGCTTGAGTTCATCGATCAATCTTTCTTGCTCGGCTTTACCTTCTGATTTCATAGCCCCACCATTCAAACTAGTGCCGCCACTTGGTCCTGCGATACTAGCATACTTTTCACGGGCTTCGCCTATGATTATCTTTACTGTGGCAAGAATGAAATCGGTGATCCATATACCTATACCCGGATCTTGTAATAATTCAGTCTCGGGTCTAGTCATGTCTGCCCAAATCAATACACGCTCACCTGTTCCCTTGAAATCACGGACCACGCGCAATACCTTTGTGACAGGATTGAATGTGTAAGTGACATATCCACCGAACATACGAGCAGCCAATTCTACATAACCTGCATAGAAATCATATGTAGCCATGCCACCTGTGTAGTTATAATTCAACAAATAAGTGTTAAGGATAGCACTTGAGAACGGATCAAATGATGTACTGCTCGGGCCAGTTTCTAGACCTACTGTTCTACGAAAGATAGCACGGACATTGACGAATTCACTAGGTAAAGTATATGTGTCAACATTCTTGATGATAGTCATCAAGGTGTAAGTTTCCTGAGTTGAATTCTGAGCCTTCTGACGATATACTTTGATAGCATAATCGTATGCGGCTTCATAATGCTGTGGATCTAATTCTAGATCGATGATGTCACCACCGAGGCGAAGTCTAATGTTGTTAAACAACGCTTCTTTTAATTCTTCTAAGTTAGCATTAGTAGGTGTTGATAGTGGGTCTGCAGCCATGTTATATTCCGATTAATAGTTGTATTTATCGGAATCTCAACTATAACTAAAAAGGCTGTTGAACACCGGAGCGGTATTTGCCATGTTGATGAAACGCTTCATACCCCGATGGTCGATACGGAATGCGTAACTTGAACCATCCTTGTACTCTAAAAATGCCAATCTATCATCACCCTTGATAGTGTAATCCTTGAGAATATCACCATTACTTATTAGATGAAAAATTCTAAGTTTACTTCTAGCATCTTCATATGAACGCTCAAGTTCCCTGTCAATGTCAGGATCATCACGGAAATGTATGACGACCTGTTCAGATACTTTTCCTGTTTTTGTATCAATAGTGACTCTGAACTGACTTTGTAATTTTTGTCTAAAACTAGTGTCTTTCCATGATGTATTCAGGATATCATCATGTGTCATTGTGCCCACAGTATGAGGAGAATCAGTAGAACTTTTTCTAGTTTTGATTTCTAACTGTAAGTCAGGTAAGTCGATGACACCTGAAGATACTTCAAATCCCTGTCTAATCAATTCTTGTTCAACTGCCCTTCCCATGCTACCATCATTACAATTTTTAGCATAAGGAAAATACAGTTGACTAAGATCAACTTTTAGCGTTTTGACACGTATAGTCACAAATCACCTGCTTTCCGATTCTCACTATGGAATACGTCAAAGTGTCCGCCCGGGTAACGGGCCTGCAACTTCTTGACATTCTCGGCTACTACATCGTTAGGATCAAGATTCAATGCACGACATGCATTTACCCAATACCACATGATATCACCAAGTTCACGCTTCATATGAAACAATGTTTCATGATTAAGTGGCTTGCCCTGAAAGGTAATCTTCTTTACGATCTCTTGGAATTCACCGGTCTCACTACCTAGACCGATAGCGCCACATAGCAATAATGGAACGTTGACATCTGGACCATGCATGTATTCACCATTGGGTCCATATGCTTCATAGTTACCGTCAAGCCTATCTAACTGATTCATGAACGTAGTAAGATCATGACTTTCTTTGCTAGTTACAGCCTGTACGAATTCCATATACTTGTTCAAATCAACTTGGTTACTCATTTGATACTCCTCTAAACATTTCTTTACGACCTTCTTCGCCCAATATATGATCAAAGATTTCTCTGGTCCTTTGCAACATAGCGCAGGCTAGCATCAATTGATCTTGTGGGTTACTTGTGCTTGTGATAGCAGTATCTATCACAGTCATCATAGTTTCCATTCTTTTTTCTAGGGGGTCGAATGAGTTTGTCATTAAAATGCCTTTAATATGATCATGTCTGCATTGAAGCGACCATTGGGTGTGACGCTTACAGCCTTGATGTCCTTGAAGAACTTACGTGCCGCGGGCTTACTACCCATGACCTCTTTGATCTGAGTTTCAGGCTTGCGCAATGTCTTGACTTCACTCTGCTTAGTGCAGAAGCCAAGAACACTATTACCCTTCACAGTAAGACTCTTTGCGTAATCATCGGCAACATAGTGATGCAGTTTACGCTTCTTAGTGTCATAGACCCAAGCCTCAGCACAACCATGCAACTTAGTAGGCGGTACGCTTACCAATTCAAGTTTATCAAGTTTGAACGTCTTGAGATACTTGAGGCTACGAACAATCTTTTCGACGGGTACCGGCTTCTTAGCACGTGGCTTGCGACCAGTCTTCTTGATATTGATATAACTATTGAGTTCAGCGATCACCGATTCGATAGTACTGATGATGTTGCGAATCTGAATCTTACCGAATCGTGCATAGCCTTCGTTCAACTGCTCATCCTCGCCTGCCTGCACTTCATAATATTCTTCTAACTTCTTTTGCCAAGCACTAGTCAGAATATGAATATGTTGTGGTAGAATGTTATATTGTGACAAGGTGCCGATGACGTTGATAGCATTCTCTTTCTTACATCCATCGTTGATATACTCGTCCCATAGACCTTCAAGTTCTCCACCCGCTTCACGTGCCTTATCTTTCATGATCTCCTGCACGTTAGGTCGATTAGTGACTGGCTTCTCAGTAGCCTGTACCACTTCTATGGTTCGAATCATACGATCAATTTCGTCATTGAATCGTGCTGTTTGTTCTTCAGTAGGTTGATATCCGCGCATGATGCATCGCGCAAGATAACCATAACTAGTAATCACCTGATTCTCATTCACCCGACGTACAGATTTGGAGCGTGTCATATCGCCATTAGCATCAAGATACTGTGCGATAAACTCACGGGCATCCTTCTTGTCATAAAAATGACCATACCAAGTCAATGCACTACCCAATGACCATTTAGTGCTGTCCTCGCTAAAGAACGGTTCTGGCCCAAAGTACTTGGTGTCAGGATCCTTAGGATGCAGTTCTTTAATTTCAGTAGATTTAGTGCGGGCCATGTGTCAACTCCAAATGTTTAACGATATTATATATTCTAATACCTTTCTTTATGGGTGTCAAGTCCTATTTAAGCCATTGAATACTAGACTAAATACATGTATGCCCAAATTATCGCTTTATAGCCCAACCAAACAGAACGATTATAAATTCTTCGACAGGACTATTTCGGAGCAATTTACGGTGGGCGGAACGGATCTGTACATACACAAATATATGGGTCCGAATGCGCAGACACCTAGTCCCGATTATACACAACCGCAATACTTAAGCCCCGATCCCACGCAGATACAGGATTTATTATTTTTAGAGAATCGTGACAGGGTATACGATCCAAATATCTATAGATTGCGTGGTCATTATAACGTTCAGAATCTTGATTTCGATCTAAGCCAGTTTGGCTTATTCTTGAATAATGACATTATTTTTATTACCGTTCACTACAACGATATGATCGATATTGTTGGTAGAAAATTAATGGTGGGCGATGTTTTAGAACTACCGCATCTATTAGATTATAACCCATTAAAAGAAACCATACCGGTCGCACTAAAAAGATTTTATTCGATTACAGATACGAACTTCGCAAGTGAAGGTTTCAGTCAAACATGGTATCCACATCTATGGCGAATCAAATGCGAGCCATTAGTAGACAGTCAAGAATTTAGTCAGATATTATCTGAGCCGATTGATAAAGATAATTGGTTAGGTCCATGGGACAAAGATAAAGTATATCCTCCTGGATATGTAATCACATATGGTGATAAGAATTATATCAGTTTAATTGAGGTACCTGCAGGCATCGCGCCACCTAATCCAACATATTGGCAACTTGATCCTAATCAAAATCTCAAAGATATCTTGTCAACATATAACAAGAATATTGAGATCAATAACGCACAACTTGAAGAAGCAAAACGTATTGTACCTAAAGCAGGTTACGACAACAGCAAACTTTATGTCGTACCTACATATGGTGTGTACGAAAGTAACAATACTCCTTCAGGTAAACTAAATCAACCTGCACCACCTATCAATATTATAAGCAGTTCTGCAGGAGCACCAAGCACTACAGGTACTGTAGTGTATATGCGCAATCCTAAATATAAGAATCCAAGCGTTGGTATAAGAATAAGCAAGGATACCATAAAGAGTATATGGGATATGACTGCTGACATGGATATCAAAGATAAGTTTGATAAGTTCGTGCAGGCAAGTTTAGAAGTGACTGAGACTAGACCTTATGTATTACCAGAAGGCTCAGGATCCAGAGCGTTAGAAGGAAACAGAGTACTTCAAGTGATGTCTAACGGCCCTGTCACAGGCCCATATGGAACAGCAGATAACACTTATGCTACTGCTGACGCAGATCCTACTCAGCCTGGATTCACCGGTACTATCAGCACACAGATGGACTGGCGTGCAGATTGCGATCCTGCATATCAATATATCAGCCGCGCAAGCCCAAGAAGTTTCGGTTATGAGACTGCATATCTATCAGGCGATGGTCAAGCACCAAACGGTTATCCAAGTGGTGCGGGCATTGCATTCCCACAAAATCCACAAGTGGGCGATTATTTCTTACGCATAGATTATATGCCTCAGATATTATACCGCTGGGACGGAAAACTATGGGTTCGTATAAGCACTAATGTACGAACAGACACAGGATTTACAGCAACCGATCAAGCGCAGAAATCACAATTCATCAACAATGAAGCCGTGATATATAACAATAATCAGCAAGAGTTAATACCATCAGCACAACCGCTGTCAGGTATTTTACAATTGGCTCCAGACAATTTACCGCCCCAACCATAAGAGTAACGCATGGCACAATTTTTTTATGACAATCAGATACGCAGATTCTTATTGCAATTTGCAAAAATCTTTAGCAACTGGTATGTGACTAAAGGCAAAGACCCTAACGGCAATGATATATTAGTTCGTGTGCCTATCATGTATGGAGATCAAAGCAGACAAGTATCTACTGTCATCGCTAATAACAGCGCAAGCAATTTGCCTAGTGCACCATTGATCACATATTGGATCTCGGGATTAGAATACGATCAGCGTAGAATGCAAGAACCTACCTTTATTGATAAGATAAATGTTCGCCAACGTGCATACAATCAAGAAACACAATCATATGAAGAGACACAGGGACAAGCATTTACAATAGAAAGATTAATGCCTGTACCTTATACATTGAGAATACAATTAGATATATGGACTACTAACTATAATCAAAAATTAGAAATAGTAGAACAGTTAGGTACACTATTCAATCCTGCATTGGAAATACAAAGCACTGATAATTTTGTTGACTGGACATCGTTAACGGTTGTATATCAAGATGGTCTTACATTCAGTAGCCGTACTATACCTCAAGGCACAGGTAATCCTATAGATGTATTGACTTGGAAGTTTTATATGCCTATATGGATAAGCACATCAACTAAACTCAAGAAGATGGGCGTCATCAATAAGATCATTGCTAGCATTTACAAAGGCAGCGCATTACAAGATATACAAGATGAAGATTTATTATTAGGCACAAGACAAAAGATAACACCATATGGCTATAAGTTATTATTGATAGGTAATCGATTACAATTATTACCGGCTAATGAAGCATTCTATCCACCTAATACTGATCTGGACGATCCTACACCGCCTAACACTAATCTATACTGGTCTAGTTTGTTAAACGTATATGGTAAATTCAAGCCCGGCATCAGTCAGATATGGTTGCAGAATCCATATATGGAGGATGATATCGTAGGAACTATAGTTCCGGATCCTACTGACGATAGGATATTGATATATGATATCGACCCTGATACATTACCACAAAACACATTGAATCCTGTTGATAGCGTGATAAACCCGCAACTTCAGGGACCTAACGCAGGCTTGCCCGGTCCCATAAACGGACGCAGATATCTCATCGTTGAAGATATAGGTAGTCCAGGAAGTCCCACAGTAAGTTGGGGTAACTTAGTCGCAAAGGCTAACGACATCATAGAATATGATGCCGGAACAAGTTCATGGTTCGTATCATTTGATGCAGAACAATCCACATCTGTACAGTATGTCACCAATCT